GTGAGCACGCGGATTGCGTCTCGGTAAGGGCACATTCTTAGATGCTATGCTCCCCAATATTGCCCAACGCGGCGGGGTACTGCGTTGGGCTATTGAAAAAGCGAGGCGCTGAGTCGGTTGTTATTACCCCCGACTAGGCATGCAGCCGACATAAGTTTAGTAGCAGCTGTGATTGCATCTGTTTTGTCATTGAATAGCCCAGCATGTAGCGTGCTTATTCTGGCTACTGTGGATTGGAGTTCTTTCTTAGTAGGAGGCAATTTATTATGAGATAGCATCAACCCTGTGAAGACTTCAGCACTGAGAATTTGAACATGTCGTCTGTTAGGGCATGTTGGTTTGAAATTGCCGACGTCAAAGACCGGCGTGACATCATAATAATCACCATGAGCAGTCTCGAAAGTAACCTTGAAATAAGTGTTTGTCTTATAAAAATCATTTGTGATCTTTGTGGTCGGGCATCTTATATCATCGGGTGAACCATCTGAATAATGAACTGCTTCAAGGACTCGAAGGGCGGTAGAATTGCTCTTGACCCACGAGTAATTGATGGGCAACCTCTTCCGTAAAAAACTGGCGAAGTTCTTATTTCTAACAGTGACATTGCGATGTTTACCGCAGATTACGTCGCTGATCAACATCCAATCAGAAAAAGTTTTAAAAACTGATGCGGTTGGTCTTTCAGGTTCCTTCTGTGGTTGTGGTGGTTGCAATGGCACTTTGGTGATTTTGGATTTAACATCATCAGAAAGTTCCGCTGAGTGAGCAGAATCAATAATATGGATGAGCAAATTACGAGTGACAAGTGCTGCTTGAACTAAATTCCTCGATACTGTCTTAGGGTCTTCATAATAACAATCAAATAAGCGCGAACATTCAAACCAGTCTTTGAAACCGGCAAGATGTTGTCTTTTGCTGACAGTCTCATAGAAATCAAATCTATTCCTAGTCCAAGTCTTTACGAGACCTGACACTCCAAGTTGAGTAAATTTACCATGACTCAGTTCATCAAGCATCTTTACACGATTGGGGCCAACTTGAATTCCTTCACAAATCCAATCAAAGAATTGGTCAACTGACAATTCAGCTTCCATAGCAGCTTTGTAAATTTTCTCATCAGAAACTGAGAGTTCAACACTCTTTGAATTCAAAATAGAGGCGAAGACAGTCCCAGACATTTGGGAAACAGAAGCTTCAAATTCCTCAACAGTCAAGGTGGATTCAAGTGCGGCGTGGAGCTTTTGCAGATCGGTCTCAGAACCATAGCTGTCTATCTCAAACTCTGTGGGTTTGAGGTTGGAAACATTATGATGTAACTGGGTCAGCAAACCTAATGAATTACGCGTGATTTTCCCTTTGGCAAATGATAAGCAACCGATGGCATGTTGATTTGAAAGCATTATGCAACATACTGGAGCATTGAGCACAAACTGCGGTGAGAAAAAGGAAGATTTAGAGTATTGTTCACCCCTAGGCCTCTTGACTAACATAAAATTTATGAAATTGAAATAGCGCAAAAAA